GCAGAGATTCATCGTTGTTCTGTATCTTTTCACTGGTGAAGGGTAAGAATCCCTTGCCCGGCTTAAAGGGTGGCTCTTTGGCTTCCTTTGGTGATGGGGCGTAGTCGGCAGGCGTTGATGTCGGCTGCTTCTGAGCATTGAGGTGGTTGTTGATGATGGACAACAACACGCTGTTCAGGTCACGCTGCTTTGGATTCTTCGCTGCTGGCTTCTGAGGGGCAGGGCGTGGGGCTGGTTGCTTCTTTGGGGCTGCTGGCTGACGAACTGCTGCCTTGGGCTTCTTTCCACCACCACGGGGTTTGTTGCCCTTGACGTTGAACCCACCGGCTTCGTTGACCCACTGATTACCGTGAAAGTCGTGTCCGGGTACATCACCTTTCAGAATTGTGGTGATGCTTCTCCAGTCCATTAGTCAACTGTCCACGTCGTAGGCTCGTCGGTGGCGAACATCAGTCCGTTGCTCCAACCGTTCAGGTAGTCGTAGATTTCACTGTCCGTGAAGTTGTCCATCCCGTCGTTGGCTGCACGGTCACGGATGGCCTGCACCATATTGGCTGCGGTTCCCTCATCGGCAGTCAGAACGCCGTTTTCCAGCGTGGCAGTCCCGTAGCAACCGTTTTCGGGCATCGAAACGTTGTAGAAGTAGAGCATCTTGGCTTCGGGAGCCGGGGTTGCGTCTTTCTTCAGGTTGGTGAAAATGTCTCTAGCCTTCATCGCTGCTCCTATTTGACGTAGTTCTTCGGTGACTGGCCGAACCCAAGGTAAAGGCTACCAGTCGGGGTTGGAGGTGGTGATACTGGCTTCTGGCCGTTCACGAGTTGCCAACGGTTGTCAATGGGGCGTGAGCAGGTAGAGCAGACGTACACCGGCGCACCGGTCACGAACTGGCCGTTGAACGAACCGTCTGCGTTTCTACCAATCCACTGCTCTGGCACCCTGACAGTGTTCTGATGCCCTGAAGCGCAGTGAGCCGTAAAGAGGGCGTTGTAAGGGTCGAATCGAACGATTCCACCTTTGGAATGTTGGTTGCCTCGGAAGACGTGACCCTGCAAGTCCCCCTTGAAGAACAAGTACTCGGAAAGGAGCGTCGAAGTGATGAAGTCCAGTGCCTTCTTGGTTGCCGTCGGCTTCCCTTGCCCTTGGTTCTCGGCGTTGTTGGCGTTAGCCCACTGGGTGGTGAGTTTCAACGCTTCGCCGTGGTTCACCGACAGTCGGTAGACAGGCATCTTGGCTCCGTTGTGGAAGTGGATGCCAACTGCTGCTGCCCAAGTGTGGTGACCGTCAAGGACGTAGCCATCTTTGGAAATGAGAATCCTCATCTTGTCCGGGATGGCACTGTCCTTGAAAGACCGGAAGATGGCAGCAGATTTCACTGCAAACACTTCCTTCTGCACGGGCTTCAAGGTAGTTGGGTCAACGTCTTCCTTGGTTGCCGTCACGCCGTTGTTCTTCTCCAAGTCGCTGAGGAACTGTGGGCGTTGTTCGGTTTCCACCTGAGGCATATCCACTCGTGCGATGCCCAGACCGTCCTTGCCCATCAACCGTGTTCCGTCAATGCGAAGTTCCGTAATGTCGGACTTCAGGAACTCGTGGCCGATTCCACCCTTCATCCCCTCAAAAAAAGTTTCCAAGTTCTTCTCGTCAATGACGGGTTGCTTCCCGTCGTTCAGGCTTTTCAGCACTTTGACGGCAAACTGCCTTCTGTCTTCCCTTGTATCGCCCTTTGGAGTGAGAACTCGTTCTCCCAAGTCTTGGCTCGTGGGGTTTGGCTTCACGCCTTCCAGTGGTGATTTATTGTCCGGGGCAGTGTTGCCTTCGCCACCTGTCCACTGATTCCCACGAAAGGGGTGGCCGGGGTCATCTCCCTTAGTGAGAGCGAGTTGGCCCGTGTTGGTGCTGATGAAGTCCTTGTTTCGTTCCCACGACTTGTCGGCCTGTGCGCTGGCTGCTGCTGCCTTCGCTGCTGATGCTGGAACAATTTTGAAGTTTTTCCCAGCCCGCAGGTACTTTTCGATAGCATCTGCCGTTGCTGAATTGGCTGAGTAGGCCCGCCACTGGTCACTGGCGAGCGACGAGAGGAACCTAGCCTTGTCGCTTTGCAAGCCTTCTGGGACGTTATGGATGGATGAGACGATTTGCTTCCAACGGTCTTGGTGAATGTCGGCAATGTCTCTGGCTTCGTTGATGAGTGGGCCTGCCGATGCCGGGTCAATGTAGGTCTTCTTGCTCAGTTTGGAAGACAACTTTTCAGCACGGCCTGACGCTTCTCCACCCGTGAACTGATTTCCGTGGAAGATGTGTCCGAGGAAGTCGCCCTTTTGGATTTCACTGCCCACAACCGACTTGGCCCACGAGTAGCCAGCATCGCCACCCCACGCATACCACGCCACCTTGCCGGGGCTTGGCTCATCCCAGTGTGGTGAATCCTTGTCGCCCTGATGACGGTCAAAATAGGCCTTCATACGCTTCAGGGTGTCCATAGACACAGCGTGGCCGTTGGCGAGGTCTGAGGCTCGTTTACGGCCCACTGAGGTGAATCCGTCGCCAGCCTTTCCATCCTTCATCCACGCCAAAGCCTTCTTCGCTGCTTCTTGAACGCCCTTTGGAGGGGTAAAGGATTCTGACTTTGCTACAGGCTTCCTGTAGGTTCCACCACGACGCTTGTACTCTTGGACAACCCAGCCGTTTGCGACTGCTGATGGGTAGACATCGAACTTCTTCTTTGCGTCTGCCTTGACCCGGCTGTAGAGTTTCTTGTTCGCTGGCTCGCCCTTGCGGTCAGAAATGATGCCCGTGTAGTCGGTATCGTCATCGGCTTTGGAGATTTCACTTTCGGCGTGGCCTGCTGGCTCCCCGGTTGCTCCAATATGACGCAGTTGGCAAAAGCCTTCGGGGTTGTCAATATACTTTCCAGCAATAGCGACGCATTGCTCAAAGTCTCCGGGCTGGCCCCAGTCAATCTGGCCATCAGCACCGTCTTCGTACCAGTCAATTAAGCCAGAAGCATCTCCGGCCTTGTGGATTTCAAATGTACGAGCGAACTTGACCCACGAAAGAATTTGACCATCGGAAGACATAAGTTCTCCTAGAAATAGCAAGTGCCACTACTTTATCCCAGACTTCGGGATTTCAGTAGTGGCACTGCTACGACAATGTGTGGATTTACTGGCCAGCAGCCTTGCGACTTGCGAGGTCGGCTTGGTACGCAGCACCAGCCTTCAGGTCAGTACGGATGCGGTCAGCCTCGCCGTAGTGGAAGCCTTGGGACTGGACACCGGCAGGCATATTCTTGCCCGACTTCACGTCCGGGTGGTCAGCGTGTTCCTTCAGAACCGTGCTGATTCCGTAGTGTGCGCCAGCACCCTTTTCAAAGTGGCCCTTGGATTCCAAGAACTTGGCAGCAGCAGCAGCGTGTTGGCCAGCAGCCTTCAGCGCACGACCATCGGCCATTGCCTTGACACCGTTAGCGAGGTGGCCTTCGGCAGCCTTGGCGTAGCGAGCCATCTTGGACTTCCAGCCTTCCTTGATGCCACGAGCAGAGGTGGAAACGCCACCGGTGTACTGGTTGCCGTTGAACGGGTGACCGGGCTGTGCGCCAGAACCCTCGCCACCCTTGGTGAAGATGTAGTTCTGGTAGGCAGCCGACTTTTGGAAGTCACGGGTAAGCAACGCCTCGGTGCTGAAAGCGTTCTTCATCATCGGGTGTTCCGGGTTGTCCGGGTAGTCGTAAATCGAACCCAGAACCATTTCGTCAGAGACGGCAGCAGCGCCCTTGCAGGTGGGGCAAGATTCCTCGCCGTGCCCCATACAGGATGGGCAGAGGTTCCTCAGCGCAGCCGGGACTGCTTCGTTGTAAGTATCGGCCATCGCCGCGTCCTTTCGGAGTGATTTGGTGGTGGAATCTGACCAAGATTCGGGAAGTTGGTCAGTCGCATTCAGGGCCTTTGCCTGTGCGATGATGTGCGCCTTGACCGCATCTGGGTTCTTGGCACGACCATACGACGAGATGGCGTTCTTCAGGTCGCCAACCGTCTTGATTGGGTAGGAGCCGTCGGGCATAGCCTTACCCTTTTCAGCGAGGTCTTGACGCTCCGTGTCCGAAACTTCACGCTTGGCGATGTCACGAAGACCTTCCAAAGCAGACTTGACGAGCGACAGTTCGTCAACAGCCTTTTCAGCAGCCTTGTCAGCGTCACGGTAGCCAGCGAGCGTGTTGTTGTAAATTGAGCGCAGTTCTTCGCGGTTCGATGCGCCCTTCTCAACGGCAGTGAAGTAGGCGATTTCAGCGGCCTTCATCTGCTCGGTGGCCTTCACAAGACGGAAGTTGGCGTTGTCAACTGCTGAAAGAGCCTCAACTTCCATACGGGCAGCCTTGGCAATCTGGTCGCCAGCGATGCGCCCAGCCACCTCGTCACGGCCCTTTTGGTAAAAGGTCACAACGTCTGGCGTGGTGTTTGGAACTTGAATCATACGAGAAATCCTTTCGCGTCTTTAGAAAGACTACACCGAGAATTGGAAATACTTACTAGCCTTCTTCGTGCAGTATGTCGTGGAGGGGGTGGTCTTTCGGAAGACCGCCTGCGTACTTGTTCCCTTGGAAAGCGTGACCCTGCGTAATGTCGGGGCTACCCGCACCACCACTACCAAGACCACTGGTGTGGTACGACGAATCAGGCCTGCTTGGTGAAACGTCCGGCGTACCCATTTGACCCATTGGGCCTTCGGCGTGGCCGACCTTTCCACTACCTGCATCCGGGGTACCCTCACGGTATTGGCGGCCGGGGTCGTTGTAGCGACTGACCATTGCGGCCCAACGGTCACGTCCAGCATCGCCTTGACGGTGCAGTTCGGGGTTAGAAGTGGTGTTCGGGCCACTGCCGGAACCCTGCGTGTACTGGTTGCCGTGGAACTCGTGGCCAGCCATATCCTTGATGACATCGTAGCCAAAGGACTTCAAAATCCACTCTGCGATTTCTGCGTTGGAAACAGTCATTTCACTGCCCTTTCTTAGATTTCCGAAATGCCCACGGAAATCGTGGCGTTAGTTGCAATCCCGTTGATTTGTCCACTGAACTGATTGGAAAACCAACTGGAACTTGGTTGTACTCCGATTCCAGCACCCGTGGCTGCCGTGCCACCGAGAGAGAGCCAGAGAATGTTGCCAGCCGTGCTGGAACCGTTTGTAATCCAAACGCCCTGACGTTGCTGGTTGGCGACCAAAAGCGTGGTTCCACCAGAAGCAGTAGAGCAAGAGACGCTACTGCCCGGTGTGTTTGCCCACAGCGAAGTTTGGTTTGGTGAAGTAGTGGCCATTTATTAGTACGTCACACGGCTATTTGCTCGTTGGCCTGCCTTCATCGTGTCTTCAGTCAGTGCAGCAGCAGCGTGGCTAGCAGCCTCGGCGTGGTCAAGTCGTGACTTCTCCCAAGCGCCGGGATGGACGGTGTTACTGAATGGCGCTGCGTCAATGTGGGCCTGTGCAGCAGCGAAATGGGCTTGTGCAGCAAGTTCGGCACCACGAATGCCATCTTTGACCATCTGGCTTGTGGCCGATGCTGGGTCAGCCTTGGCATCTTCGGCAGCCTTCAGGAGTTCTTTGCCAATAGCGATGTGTCTATCAAGAATACTCTGATGAATACTGGTCTGGGGAACGCCTGCTCGCTCATTAGCACGAATGTCACTTGCTGCCGTCGCTACATTGCGCGCATTTTGCCAAGGAGCGAGGTCGTTGGGGCCATCACCACGGCCACCGCCAGTGGCGTACTGGTTCCCCTCAAAAGGGTGGCCAGCCTGTGCGCCACTGCCGGGGCCACCCTTCGCCAGAAAGTAAGGTGCGCCACTGGGAAGTTGGATATCAGGAGTTTGCCATCCCAGTGCAGCAGTGGTTTGTGGGCCAGAAGCAGCGACAGTTGCCTTTGCAGCAGCGTTGCTCGCAGCAGAAACTTGGGAAGCGGTCGGCTTCTTCTCGTCAAGACCCAAGCGTCCACCCCACTCACCCTGAGCCTTTAGCACGGTTTCAGAAGCAGCGAGGTGCGCTGAAGAAGCCTTGTCGTGGAGTTGCGCTTCCTTTTCCATTTGCTTTGCCAGCGCAACGTTGCCCATCCCATTGAGGGCAACTGCATTGGCTTGCTCGTGAAGATATTTTGCCATCTTGTTGTGGTAGCCAGCGTGGTCAACGTGAGCCTGAGCGATGTCCTTTGCCGTGTATGGTGAAATGTTCCCTCGGTTCTTCGTGACGAACTGGGCCAGACGAGTTGCCGTGTCCTGTGCGCTACCTTGGGTGTATTGGTTCCCACGAAACTCGTGTCCCGGAAGGTCACCTTTGAGGATTTCAGTGAGTGACTTGCCGATTGGGTCAAGTGCGTCTGGGTGGAATGGGTTCTGGGTCATTTTTTGTCCTAACCGAGTGAGGCTTGGAGTTGCCAAGCCCATTTGTCGTGCATTTCGATTCG